TAATCAGATTAACGCAAACGTGGCTGGCTATGTTATTGGCGGCTCTCCGGTGGGTGCGTGGAGCTCATTCCAGGCTGGCATTGAGCGATACATTGACGGCAGCAGGAAAGACATTACTGCACCGCCAGACATGCCAACCGGCGTTAAGGGCTGGTATGAGGGCTATCTGCGCTGGCGCTCACGCACGCCTGGCTTATCCGGCAGCCTGCCAGATCGCTTGAACCGCTGGGCAGAGGTTGAGCCAGAGCTCGATCCAGCTCGGCCTTGGCTAGGGTTTACTGGCATTCGCACTTCTGAATCAAAGATGCAGGAAGTGGATCGCATGTTGATCTCGCTTGGTATGCCGTTGGGGATGCCACCAAGAACAATTAGCCAAACGAATAACCAGGGCGTGGGAGCCTCCATAAAACTAGACACAAATGAATATAACGAGCTGCTGCGGATATATGCCCAAGACGTACAGATGAACGGGATGACCGTTCAGCAGGCGCTTGTAGCTAGAGCAAAAGAGCCGGACTTTGCAAGGCTTGACAAGTATTACCAACAGCAAACTATCAAGTTGCTTGACGATAAGTTTATGGAGCAGGCAAGACAAACTCTGCTGCAAAATAGTTTGTACAGCGATGCGATTCAAGAGCGCCTAGAAATCGAGCAAGAGCGAAAACAGTTGCGCGGTTCGTATAAGCAGTGAGTACAATTATCAACTGAAAGGAATATAAATCATGGGCGTGCCAATTAACAATGTTACAAGGCGGGTGGTCTATGCCGCAAGCGGCACCGGCCCGTATAACTTTACGTTTGAGATCTTGGCTGCAGGCGACATCGCGGTGTACCGTGATGACACATTGCTTACGCTGACCACTGACTACACTGTCACGATCAATACCAACGGCACCGGCTTTGTGACGCTGACGGCGACACCCACGGGTGCAACGCAGATCGCCATCGTCGGCAACCGGACAATCTCGCGCACCACAGACTTTGTGACCGGCGGCGACTTCTTTGCCAATACGCTGAACGACGAGCTGGATCAGCAGACCATCTTCAATCAGCAGAATGCCGAAGGTTTAGGGCGTGCGCTTCAGGCACCGCAGACTGACCCGACCAGCATTAACATGACTCTACCAAGGTCGACGCTGCGTGCAAATAAAATGTTGTCATTTGATGCTAGTGGCAATCCATCAGTCCAAGGATTTATTACTGATCCCTCAAGCAATGTAGCTATTACTGGTGGCACTATCAATGGGACAAGTATTGGTGCGACAACTCGTTCTACTGGTGCATTTACTACGCTTTCTGCTACTGGAGTAACAACGGTTCAGGCTGGTACTGCTGCTGCGCCTGCAATTACCACATCTGGAGATACCAATACGGGGATATTCTTCCCTGCTGCTGACACCATTGCCTTTACAGAAGGTGGTACGGAATCAATGCGCCTCACTTCTTCTGGGCAACTCATACTAAATACAACCGGAACAGCGTATGCAACGGGCGGCGTAACTGCACAGTATCAAATAGGTGGAACAACACAATCTGCGTCTTCAATGTCGTTGATTACGTCAAGTGCCACTACCACAACAGACCCAACTATCTTTTTAGCGAAAAACAAAAGCGGCACACAAGGCACATTTACTACCGCTGTTGTAAATACAGATGAGTTGGGTGCAATCAGGTTTGCAGGGTCTAATACCTCTACACTCTCAAGTGGCGCTGAAATAAAAGGCGTTGCAACGGCTACATGGAGTACCACTTCTCAGCCAACAGACTTGGTGTTCTCTACTGTGCAAGGTGGTACTACTACCTTAAGAGAAGTAATGCGTGTTACAAATGCCGGAGAAGTACTTGTTGGTGCGGACACATCCGGAGTTACTGAAGTTTTTGGGGCGGGTGTTACCACAATGGGTAGCTCTGGAGGATTTTTTAACCTTTATCGTAACGACGCTAGTGTTGTCGCTGGAAATCCTTTAGGGTTTATCGATTTTTATTCCAACGGCAGCGGCAGCATTTTATACGCGGCAACAATAGGAGCCGAAGCTACCGGAACTTTTACTGCTTCTAGCACACCAACGGCGCTTACATTTGATACTTGCGCGTCCGGAGCTACGGTTCCTGAAGAGCGGATGCGTATCGACAGCGAAGGCCGTGTCGATATGCGGTCTGACATGACCCCTACAGGGAACGGGACTGCATCTTCTATTTCTGGTACTACACTGACTGTGGGCGGTACTGTTACAGGAACTTTCGCAGTTGGCGATCGCGTATACGGGGAAGGGGTAGAGCAAAATACATTTATCACGGCGCTTGGTACGGGAACTGGCGGCGCTGGTACATACACGGTTAGCAATACCCAGACCGTTTCCAGCACATCGATTGCTGCAATTGGCGGCGGTATAAACGTCTTCCGCTTTACCGATACAGATTCATCTGCCTCTGCTGGTCAGGCTATGGGCAGGATTGAGTGGTATGGCTCAGACTCAAACACACCCGGCGTTGGAGTTAAAGCCTATATTGCAGGCATTAGTGAAACTAGCACTCCAGACACCGCACTAATCTTCGGCACGTCCGACAACGTTGTCGATACGCAAGCTGTTGAGCGGATGCGTATCGACTCCTCCGGTAACGTGGGGATTGGTACTGCTGAACCCGGAGCCTTGTTAGACGTAGCGGCTAGTAATACTGGCCTAACAAGCATAACAGCAAACAACACGCTTAGATTTACTGACACAGATACCAGTACCGCTAGTAATCAGCCTATCGGTGTGATTGAATTTTATAGCTCAGATACTACTGCCGGTGGGACGGGCGTTTCTGCGTACATTTTATCTGCCGCTGCTGGCACATCTGGCGGCGGCAACTTGGTTTTTGGTACGGCTCCAAGTGCAGGAAGTGGCTCTCCAGTAGAGCGTATGCGTATCCAGTCTGGAGGGCTAATTGTTCTGGACTCAAGCGCAGGCTTGTCCATTAGCGCAACAGGAGTTACGTCACCTGCTGCTGGTGATGGCAACGTATTCAGCGGGACTTATACACCAGCACAGGTTGGCACAAACACAAACGTAGCTGCGGTGACTTTTTCTCAATGTCACTATATGCGAGTTGGCGCAGTAGTAACCGTAAGCGGGCAACTTGCAATTACCGCGACCACGGCAGCTACCGATACTGTTGTAAAAATGACTGTTCCAGTTACTACGCTTTTTGGTGCTTCAAGACAGTTGGCTGGTGCGGGAGTAGCTATTACAACTCCATACGCGCAAAACAGTTTGGCATTTCTTGCAGACACAGCTAATGAATCTGTTGATGTTCGATTAAGGCCAACTGTAAACACGGCCTTAACTTATAATTTTTCATTTACCTATTTGGTGTCATAGCATGATTGATTCTTACACATTAAATTGGGCAGATCAAAAACTCATAGTCACTTTTGAGGATGGCACGACTAAAGAATACACACAGGCCGATAAGGATGCGTACCTTACCGACTACCCTGATCGTGCTTCTGATGTAGTGGCAATGGGCTGGTAATGTTTATCCTGACCGTAATCGTGCTTGTAATAGGCGTTTTATGGTGGGCTGTAATGCAGTCTCTTGATGGTATTGATGTTGAGTAATTAGGATTTTATGAGCCTTCAGTACGTTGTCTATGATTACTGGGAATACGGTTATGCTGAAGGCGATGCGATTCTGGAGTTTGGGAGTGCATCGGTAACGGCAGCAGCAAGTGTTTCTGCTAATGGCACTAGGGTTCGATTTGGCAATGGTAGCGTTACAGGAAATGCAACAGTAACGGCTAACGGTATCAAGATTCAGTTTGGTGCTGGAAGTATTAGTGGAAGTGCTACTGTTTCTTCTGGCGCGATAAGAATAAGAACGTCATCTGGAGTAATAACAGGAACAGCTATAGTTACAGCCCTTGGTGGTGTGGTTTATAGCGGTTCTGGGGCGATTACAGGATTGGCGAGTGTTGTTGTCTATCCTACAGCGATATGGGCTGGTAATGCGGCTATAAATGCCTTAGTAACGGTTACTGCTAACGGTCAGATTATTGGGGAAGAATGGACAGATGTTCCTTCTGTGCCGAATACATGGACTGAGCAATCTCCTTCTAGTAACATTTGGGCAACAGTTAATCCGGGTTCTGATTTTTGGCGTAGTAGTAGGTTTTTTGACCCGTATGTTGAGATTGATTATTGGGTTGATGACTACACGGATGATAGATACGATTTTTGGGTTAAAACAACGTCAGTATCTGATAATTGGATGAGGCAATAATGCAAACGATTGCTTTTGGTGAATGGCTTCCAGATCAGCCCGGAGTAACTGGGGCGATTACTGACGCAAAGAACTGTTATCCGGTTGCTAACGGTTATGCGCCATTCCCTAGTGAGGCTGATTACTCGGATGCGGCTGCTCAAAACCTGTTGATTACGTTTGGCGGTAAGTTTGGCGGGGCTACAAACCTATTTGCTGCTGGTGCGACTCAAATCTACAAGTTTGATTCTAATGATGCGAGTATGGATGCTCTAACGACTACGGGTTATTCAACGGTTGAAAGTTGGGATGTAACTCAGTACGGGGCAAAGATGATTCTGGCTAATGGTCGGGATAAGCTACAGTCTTATGAGATTAACTTATCTACTTACGTTACAGACTTAGCTGCTGCTGCTCCTGTGGCTAAGTTTGTGACCGTAGTTCGGGATTTCGTTGTTGCTGCTAACGATGGAACTGACACGAACAAGGTTTATTGGTCGGACATTAACGATGAGACAGACTGGACTCCGGGTGCTGCTTCTCAGTCAGATACACAGATAATCCCTGACGGTGGGGACATTACAGGTTTAGCGGGTGGCGAGTATGGTTTGGTCTTCCTAGAACGTGCCATATATCGGATGAGCTATTCAGGCTCCCCGTTTTTCTTTCAATTTGATGCGATCTCAAGGTCTTTAGGGTGTATCTCTAACGGTTCTATTGCTCAGTACGGTGGTCTAACGTATTTCTTAGCAGATGACGGTTTTTACTCTTGCGACGGTCAATCAGTAAAGTCTATCGGTGCTGAGAAGGTTAATCGGTGGTTCTTTGAGAACGCTATTCCGGGTGAAATTTCTACAGGAATGTCAGCAACAGTTGACCCTATCCGAAAGTTAGTTATTTGGAAATTTAATAATACTTTCGGTGGTAATAATATGCTGATTTACTCGATTAGCTTAGATCGTTGGTCGTATGCAGACACAACAGCTAATGCTATTTCCTTTGTATTAACGCCTTCAGCGACGTTAGAGCAGGTAGATAACTATAACGCTAGCATTGATGCGCTAGAGATTCCTCTGGATTCACGAGTATTCGCTGGTGGACAGTTACTTTTTGCGGGTGTTTCAGGGGCTAAGATCATTACTTTCTCTGGTCAGCCTAAGACTGCGAACATTACGACGGGTGATATAGCGATTGGTCGGTCTACGGTGACGCTAGCAAAGCCAACTGTGGACGGTGGAAGTGCGTCTGTGGCGATCTCTAGCCGGAATTTGCTGAATGAGCAGGTTGAATTTGGCTCTAATGTAGCCGCTGATGCTGAAAACCGTGTTTCCATCCGTTCTAATGGTGAATATCATCGTTTAAGACTGACTCCTACGGGTTCAAACTGGGAAACAGCGGTAGGAATTGACGTAGAAGTAGTCAAGCAAGGTACTCGATGAGGCAATTTCGTACATTACCGCCATTTGGAGGGGATCAGAGGGCTGTTGCTGAGGTCGTTCGTGGTGTTATGGACGGAAAGACCAACAACACAGGTCTAATTACCCTAGCGACTGGTAATGCGGTTACAACTACCCTATTTGATGAGCGTATAGGCTTTGAGAGCCTGATTTTCTTCGTTCCGGTATCTGCGGCTGCTGAGGCTGATTCGGCTCCCTATGGGGCGTTTCAGGACTCTACAGACCAGACTGCGGCTAACACTACAACGGCCTATGCAGTTACGTTTAACACGACAGATTATTCCAATGGAGTTTACGTTTCCA